TCACAGCAACCCTTTCTTAACGGCCAGCGCTTCGGGCATCAAAATAACCACGTCATCGTCTCCCTCCTCTGGTGTATAGCCAACCTCGAAATCCAGCGCACGGAGTGGCAACCAGACCTCGTCTGTCTCGTCGATATCTTCATTGCCAACCATGATGGCTTTGTCGGTTTTGACTAAAATATCGAGTGTTAATTCCACCTGCTGACGCATCACTTATCCTTCCGATGCCAAGTGCCATTTGCCCATACACCAACGGACAGAAGGCAGAACTCCAACCACTTCCAAAACCCGATATGGTCAAGGACAGGGTTTAGATAATTTGTGATGACGCAGTAATTGGTATTTGCGGATGGTCTGTGGTGAAACGCATGATGCCTTGGGCTTTGAAAAATGCCAAGAAACCGCAACACATGCACCCATGTAAGCACCGCTTTTCTATGGGTAGTGGCGTGGATTTCATTAGAGAACGCACCCACGGCCAGCGCTGTAATTGTCACGGTGTTTAAGCCGGCTATCAGAGCCAGAAAACCAGCGATAATAAACACCAGAATAAATGTGGCTAGATTGCGCTGAAGAAACGTGGTCTCTAGAAATTTAAGGGGATAAGTATGATGTTCATGGGCATTGGCCACCGCCTTACCAACAATCGGCCAAGACGGCTTGGCATAGCGGTCTTGCACCCAGTGAATAAAGCCGGATGTGAAATCAGCAAGGATGATTCCTGCAAAGATGTTGAGTATAATATCCATGGCTAAACATTGACTTGAATGTCGGACACCCAAGCCTTTAAATAAGAACGAGCATTTGCAACCGTGGCAAAACAATCATCCGACTGTGCTATAATTTCACCAGAATCATTAGCTTTGATTTCAAAGAAAAACTTGCCGTCTCCCTCCAAAATTTCAGCATAACAATCGTCCGGCTCGACTTCGAAAAAAACCTCTCCCATGTCATCATTTGCGCTTTCTATGGTAAGTGTACCAAACATTGATCGTTTCATAATTTCAGTCTCCTTTAATGGTGTTGGTTTTTGGCCAGCGAAACGATTTCGCGAACCATTGCGGGACATGCATCCCACCTGAATATGTTTCCGGGGCAACCCGCTCGGCCACGAGGCCGTTCTTGTCATAGAGACAGCCCCCGATTTCGGTCATGACGTGATCAAGGCTGCCCCAACACACAGCGAACGGGAAACGCAGCAGCAAATAGCGGTGCAACATGGCGCAATTGATCATCTCGCCGTATTCGGCCTTAGCCTCCTCAATCACGGCAAAGACTTCGATCTGCCGACAAGTCCGAGCGTAATGCCGAATTTTATTGTAGCGGTCATTACTGGCTATCTCGCCGTGCAATAGATGTTTGCTCTTTTTGCTCATTTTTTCTCCTTAGGTGTCTCGCCGTCTATGCGGGTGATAAAGCCCGATTTGGACAAATCATGCTCGACCCGTGTCATACTCCAAGCACCCCGTGCGAGCGGGTCATCTGTGGTGAAAATTAGGCCACCCTCGGCGGCCATTGACGCATTGCCCATCATTGTAATTGTTATGGTGGATTTACCGCGCTCCAGCGCTGACAGACGTGCGTTGGCTGCAGACAAAGCGGTTTCGCCGTCAGCATAGATATGCCGCATCACATGCGTTGGCTCACCAGCGCCCGCCACTACGGCTTGGGTCAGCTGTGTATCAGGGTTAATCCAATTGGCCTGCACGGATTTGTATTTACCCCTATCAGGTGCCCGAACCGACCATGAACTAACATTTTTTTCTGCGATGTTTTGGGCGGCGATATCCTCGCCGCTGACCGATTTGGCCTCGCCCATTGGCACGAACACCAAATAGCCGGAAACGGGCTTGGCAACAGCATCATATTGTAAAGCCAAACGACGGAGAAAATGCATGTCATTTTCATTGGTTTGGTTAATTTGACGGTAGGGTATGGGAGCCGGGTCAATATCTGCCAGCTGGTCTGATATGCGGGGGGTCAGGCCGTGTTCTTTTGCTATTTGCTCAACTATACCGCCGAGCGTTGTATCGTTCCATAGACGGGTTTTGCGCCGCTTCAACGACTTGCGCATATCGGCAGCTTTGGCCTTGATGGTCAGTGTACGGCCAGACGCGGAACTGGCCGTGGAAATCTCGTCAACGGTAAAAATGCCGATATGGGTAAACCCCGCACCCTCATATCCAAGCGCGTATTTTAACAAGGCACCTTTGCGCGGAAGCTCTATAGCATAATCCCGATTATCCAGCTTGATTGACAGGGTGTCGCTCTTGAAACCTGCGCTGTCCGTGCTCGTGATGCTGATCATCCGATCGGCAATAGCATCGGTGATATTTACATCGTCTGCAGTGAGATTAAAAACGGGTTTCATGTCCACAACCTCACCGTAGTTGGGGCCGCTGGCGGTGTATAATCAGGCAAGGTCACCAAAGTACCAGGAACTAGTAAGGCGGGCTGTTTGCGCAGCACTGCATTGGCCTCTAATACATGTTCGAGCGCACCCGGCTTGTTACCGTAATGCCGCCAGACAATGAGATCTAAAACGTCGCCGTCAACGGTCTGATAAACGCTCTTCACTTCGTACCACCGTAAGCTTTTAGCGCGAGAGAAAAAGACTGCTTGTAAGGAATGCCTGTACCATCGATTTTGCTCTGACCCTCTCTGATTTTAACGATGACATAAAGACCCCAATTAAAGCCTTCGCCGTCTACCAAGGCCAAAGCCTCACCTTTATCAGCTTCGCGACGCATAGCGTCTATCTGGCCAAGTCCACCTTTGAAATGAGGATAAATTACGCCGGATAAATCCACCGTCTCTTGGCCTTTGCCAACATATTGCGCAGCTGGTTTTTTGCCAAACCTATCAATATTTGCCCACTTGTAATTATGCGTGCGGGACAATTCTTGGTAGGCGGCTGTGTCCATGCCAAAACGGAAATCACCTAATGCCATCATAGTTTCAGTCATGAAGATGTGCCTCCCGCTGTTCTTGTGCAAGCTGGTCTAGAGCTGGCTTGATTTGACGGACAAGATTTTCAGCGTCAACCACACCGGAAATATGGAGATGGTATATGGTGTCGCCGCCTCCTACCGCTTGAACGGCTGGGATTGGTGGTGGTGGTGGCCGACGTCTCGGTGTGAAGGGTGGACGCTTTGGGCCTTTAGGAGTGTTTTCATTAGCCGCTATGACCAGATTATCATTAATCGCATCGCCCGGCTTGGCCGCTTTGTTTTTCTTGCCTTTGCCCCTAATTTTATCCCACAATTTCCCGACCATTTTTATAGGTGCGGTTATAAAGTCTTTAATCTTGCCCATGGCAACTTTGGCGATGCCGACGATTTTGCCCATCACATTTTTATAAACACCGGGCAAGGCGTCCCACGCCCGTTTGACCAGACCAAGCGGCGACCATGAAAACACAGTTTTTAATAAGCGCCATGTCTTCTCGGCAACAGAGCCGGGCGAACGTATCAGGCCGCGCACAGCCTTGAATGCAGCACCAAAGCCCCGCATCAACAGGCCGAGCGGCGACCATGCAAATATGGTCTTAAACAGCGCCCATGTCTTTTTCACTGGCCCTTGGATTTTTGTCCATATACCGCCGAAAAACTTCTTAATCGGCTTCCAATATTTGATGATCAACAGCGCACCAATGGCTATGGCACCGATAAGTAAACCAATCGGATTGGCCATCAGCGCCACACCAAGGGCTCTTGTACCAACTATGACAGCGGGCAATGCTCGGGCGGCCAGCCCCCAGAGCCCTTTTGTGAGACTAAGAACAACACCGACTGCCCGACCGTTGGTGCTGGCAGACATAAGCATTGCCATATTCCATGCCCATGTAGCAGTTGTCGTCACAGCAAGCGCAGCGCCCAATCCAACAACAACGGTCGCGGCCAAACCGATAGCTAAACCAACACCGGGTATGTTGTCTAACCCCCAAGCAATAGCGCCCATGATTTTGCCCATCACATTTAATACAGGGGTGAGGACGGGGAGAAGTTTCGACCCGATAACGGTCGCGGTTTGACCTATATTTTGCGTCAGTATCGTCCATTGTCCTACAGCCAATTTGGCGAATTTATCATAATCCTCATTGACTAAGTCGCCCTTGGCGGCTTTGGCGACAGCTTCGTAACCAGCTTTTAATTTGTCCAAGTCTTTAACAAATGCGATGACGGCACCCTTGCCCTCATCTCCGAATATCTTACCAATAAGATCGGCCTTTTCATCAATATCCATACCGTCAAGAGACCCACCCAGTTCTGTTAATGTCGCCATAAGATCAAGCCCACCGTCTGCACCGCGCACCATAGAAAACCCAAGTTCGTCTCCGGCTTTAGTCATACTGCGCATCATTGCTTGAAATGAAGTACCACCCCGCGCACCTTGGAATCCGGCGTTGTTTAAGAAGCCGACAGCCGCCGCCGTCTGCTTGAGGGATATTTTATAGCTCGATGCGGTGGAACTTGCCATTTTCAGACTTTCACCGAGCTGACCAAAGTCTCGTATCTGATACTGAAACTGTGTCTTGGTCAGGATATTACCGATTTGTTTGATTTTGTCGGCAGCAGACCCAGTCATCTGATCACCAAGATTATTATAAGCTGTGCCGATAATTTCGGCTACCTGTTCAGAATTACCCCGTGTGAGCTTTGCAACTTTATGTGCCACTCTGGCACCAGCCCGCGAAACCTCTTCCTCTAAGCCTGCGGAATTGAGCGCATATTCAATTTTTAATACTTCGGTTTCGCTCGCCAAACTGTTGCGGGCAAAGGCACGGGCTTGCCGGATGCTCCTGCCAACAGCAGCTTCCTTATCACCGTCGCTTGCATTGATGACCGTTCTTAAATATTCGGCTTCCTCTTGTGCCAACATACCAGCCCGCACCGACAATCCAAGAGCTGCACCGCCTGCTGTGGCTATGGCGGTGCCAACACCACGACGGGACGGGCCGCCAGCCTTGGCGTTGGCTTCATTTAGTCGCCTCGTTTTACGGGTAACTTTGCCGAGTTCCGATCCATACCGAGAAGCTGCACGACGTGCCTCGTGATAGCGCCGCTCAACAACGGCAATACGTTTATCCAAGCGGGTTGATGAACGGCCTAGACCCTTTTGTTTTTTCTTGAGTTCGCCGAGCAGTTTGCCGTATTTTCGCGCTGACTTTGCGTGTGCAAACTGTGCATTGACTTTTCGTATTGCACCGCCGACACGGCCTTGGCTTTTAACAGCCTTGGTGGCACTGGCTTTAACACTGGCAGAAATTTTGCCGGAAATGAGAATACCGACGCGTAATATTTTGCCCACGACATTCTCCTTTCCCTGTTCTTGGCATTCTGTTTGGGTTTACTCGGGTGGATAAAGACGAAGGAAATCAGCCCAATATTGCCCAAATTCCTCAAAATCCATGTCTAGCCAAAAAGCGATATTGCCGAGCTCTTTGGCTAAGATGATGATGACATCCCGAAGGCCGTAACCTCCGGCTAGGTCTTTCCCCCAACCATCTTTTCATAGATGGCTTGCAAATCTCCATAATCTTTCATGTCCATCTCATCGATAACTTGCACGGAGGTATTGCAGAGAGCTGCAAACAAAATAACTTCGGATTCGGCAGCGCCTTGGCCTGCATTATCAGCAGCTTTCTGGTCTTTCACCTTTGGACGGCGAACAATAAGCTCGGTCACATTTGGCTCAATATCCTCTATGGGATATTTCAGCGTCAGCTTTACTGTAGATTTGGCAGCCATGCTAACCTCCCAGCGCTTTGCGATGTTCAGTAAACAAATCGACGCCATTGCGGACAAATACTTTATTTAAAATATCAATTTCAATAATGACTTTATCGGCAATCGTGACTTTGTAATACGTCAGCGTAGCAGTGATTTTAGTACTACCTTTGTCCTTGCGCTTCAGTGCGCCAAATTCGACCTTTTTGAATAAGCCGCGCATTTGGAAAATCGCAGAGGACGTGGTTTGACCGTCGCTAATAACACCACGGTTTGTGATGGCGGTGTCCGGGTTGCCAAGTTGATCAGTGAAGCTGGAGCTTAACCCGGTCATAGTTAAATAGACTTCAAGTTTCTCAATCAAACCCATCCAGATATCGACGGTACCGCCCATACCACCAGCTGAGTGATCTTCAGTCTCGAGGCTAATGCTCGGCAGTGTCGCTTCATCAATCATTCCGGCAAGTCCGGCTCCATCAAGGTAGGCCGTGAAGTCTTTTACAAATTGTGGCAATTGAGCCATGATAGTCTCCTTTTAAAGGGGTGGTAAAGTAGGGTTAAGCTGCGGACAAACTCTCGGTCACATAGTCAATTAATTCGTTATAATAGTCCGAATTACGAAACATGGTCAGGTTCAGGCGTTCAAGTGGTGCGGGCGGCTCAATGTCAAAATTGATATAACCAACGCCTGCTGCCAATGTTGTGGCCGTGTTGATTTCATCATCAAACCAAACTTGGCCGCCAAGGATAGCACCTTTGCTTTTTAGATTGCGCAGATAGGCATTGATGCTGTCAGCAATATCCAAAAACAGTTGTGCTGATATGGGCTTGTCGTTGGCCCAGTCAAACGCTTGCGCCACGGATAAAGCAATGGCGTCCATTGTGCGAAGAACAGGGAGGAATGACGTTAATGGCTCTGCGCCTGTACCGCGATTACCCCAAAGCCTAAACCCGTTGTTATGGATAAGAGTAGAGACATTGGCGGCGTTCAGTAAATTAGTCTGGCCGCCTGAATTGGACGGCTCGTGGACAATAGGACGGCCAAGTCCTGTGATCCCGTTGATTGCTTTATTGGAAGGCGAGTGCCAGAAACCATGCTCATTGTCAGTGCGCACGATGATACCAGCTACACGGGCAGAGCTTGGCTGCAGGACTGACGCCTCGTTTACAGTATCGTAAACCACACTCCACGGGTCGACCACATAAACCCGCTCGGAGCCAGCTTCAGTGGCCGCCACAATAGCATCGGCGTCCGTAGTGTTGGGGCCGTCCGCAACCACAACGGCGCGCAAGGATGCGGCAACACCTTTAAGCTCGGCCACAACCGGGTTAGCGGCATCACCGGGTCTTTGATGTGTCCAACCCATAGCGCACAGAATTCGCGGGGAGATTTTAATCAGGCTCTCGGCGGCTTTGAATGCATGAACGCCTGTAAGGGTAGCTGCATCTCCAACAATATTGGTAAGAGCTGCAGCTTCATCAACGCCTTCATCAACTCTGACAAAGACGGCAACACCGCCGCCGTTATCATAGAAACCATCTGCGGCATCTTTTAGGGTGCCAGCCGCGCCGAGGTCTACGGTCTCGGTTGCGTTCAAAACCCGCACTGGAGTGTTGAGCGGGAATTTGGCAGCATCTGCATCAGGAGCAGTACCAATAATACCTGCGACACCAAAGCGGGCCGTTTGGATAGGTCTAGCGCCAGCCAAGACGGTCGTTACTTCGACGCCATGAATAAATGTTTCTACCATAATAATCTCCTAAGTTTCTGTTTCTGGTTGAGGTTCTTGACCTGTGAGAACTTCGGCAAGACGTTCCACGGTCAAAATAGAAAGGGTCGGGTGTGTAAGCATTTCGAGCCCGGCCAAAGTTTTCGGATTGTTAAAATCAATAATTGGCAGCACGGACAGGCGCACATCAAGAGCAACCAAGCCGTCCTCCAACGCGTTTGGGTCGACCGCTGTATAGGCCGCTGTTTTAGCCCGGCCCCAGAGTGCCAATTCATCATCGGTAAATAATGAGAAAAAACGCGATCTGCTAAATCGGGTTTGTTGTTTTATGACTATAGCTACGTCCGGTCTTTCAATTTGAGACCAATCCCCGGCTGCATTGATAAACAACTGTTTGTCTTCTTCCTGAACAGGCGGAGCCTTCGATGAAAGTACACCCCTCGGCAAAGTTCCAGCCCGCGAACGTACTTTGTAGTGCGTAATTATTTCGCCAGTCCACGATCCATCTGGCTGTGTTACATAAAGTTTGATAGCCATTATTTCAGCCTCATTTGGTGTTTTAATTTAGGATTTTCCTGCGCGATTTTCTCAATAAAAAATTGAATGTTTGAATTATAGGATTTGCGGGCATGGGTATAAATAACACCTTGGTAGCCTGCCATAATGAACTGGTTTTCAGTTTCGGCCATGACCGTATAAATCTTCGTCGGGTCAATCGCGTTTGCATCGGTGTCAAGCGAAAACACTTCTATATTCCCGTCAAAATCCACAAAGAATGTGTTTTGAGATCCCCGATACCCACTTATGGACATGGTCACGAAAAACCCGTCATAAGTTGTCGCTACTGAATAAGGGATGCCCGCGCTCCCTTGAGCCAAACCAACCGGGAGACGTACCCACTGGCCCGTTGGATCGCTGGCCGACCAAATCGCGTTGGGGGCTAATGCGTAAAATTTATCTGTGGTCGGATGATAGATTACTTTATAAAGATTATCGGTTGAATTCGGCACCGCAGTATTTTGTACCCAAGACCCCACATTTTCGGGCGTGGTCGTTGTGAAGATTTTACCAAATCGACCAGTCGCTACATATACGCCATCACCTTTTGAATATATTGAACGGACTGCTAGAGCAATATTTACCCATCCCCCACCGGATGTAGGGTTATCTGTGGCGACTTTAAGACCGTCAAGATCATTATTGGTCGCAATTAAATAATTTGCGTCAACGTATAAATCGTCCGTATAATTACTAACCCCATTGACCAATTCAGTCCAAGGCCCGGAAGCAACAACCGCTTCATACATTTTTGCGGTACCGTAATTGTCGCGGGAAACCGCGTAGTATTTGCCTTTAAACTTTTGAATGGCTTCTATGCGATTATCGGCGTTTAACCCTCCGCTATGCACAACAGATAAAACGCCCAGCGGGGAAGTTGAATGGTAAATTACACCGTTGCTGCCGCCAAAAATATAGTCTGTACCATCTGTCCAGACAGTTGTGATGTTGAGCGCGGCTGGCGTAACTGTGTTTTTAACCCACGTGCCATCTGCGGCCCCGCTCCGATCTTCCACCGCACCCATCTTGGCAAACAATTCTGGATAGTCTTCTTGGAGCGGATAGTTTGAATTTTCCAAAGATTGAAAATTGTCATAATCTGCAACAGTTTTTGGGGTGATGACTAACCCGCCAACAGCCACACCCGTTGGGCCACCTGCGCCACTTTGTTGATTTGATGGGGGTGAAATAACGCCGGACATTATACAGTCTCCAATGTCGCAAAGGTCGTGATGTGCGTCAGAGCTTGATCGGATTTAAGGTAGAGTACATCGCCCGCTTCAAGTAAGACAGGCACGCTGGCGCCAAGTCCGTAATCAGCATACTGTGCGCATCCGGGGACGGTTGAAAGCTGGGTCGCGTCAAGGATCACCGCCAAAGCAGGTAGGTCGACAGGGTCTGGAATATCAACCTCTTTAATGATCGAAAATTCTATCAAAGCCGGATCGGCTGAACGGTTGTGAAACGAGCCGCGCAAGAAGGCGGCGAACGTATCCGCATAGTTCGCGACTTGCGTCCATGTGGCCGCAGCCGTAACGGCTGTAAATGTTCGTTCTAGATTGGTAGCCATTTTTATTTTCTCCAAAGCTGTTCGATAGGGTTGAGATGGTATCCGTCACGGAACGCAATCAGGGCTGCATCAACGTAAGCGCGGCTGGCCATAACTACGGCTGGATCAATTTTGAGCGTTAAAACGCCTGCAGCATTTGCCACAATCACATACGTCTTGATTTGCATTTCGACACCAGAACCACTTTCAAGGGTGGGTTTGAAGCTCTCTGGCAAGTTTCCGATGGCGATAAGGTCGCCGTCTTCATCAAACAAACCAATCTCGCGAATGGTAAAACCGCCCTCGCTAGGCGGAATGATGCCTATGACTTCAACTGTATTTAAATTACCAGCTGATATATTTAAGCTCGTGATGGCGGCGCGAAAGACTTCGTTTTGTAATTCTGTCGCCGCCACATCTTGTGCGTCCTCGCCGTCACCAACAGCAAACTCTGTGATAGGCACAAGATTGCCCATCAAAAATGCATTGGCAGTTTTGGCAACACCAATTAGGGTTAAACTTGCACTAAATTGGCTCATGGATTTGCTCCGACTTCAATGGTTTGATAAGTCATGACGCCAACCGCACTGGTTAGAATGACAAGCGTGTCTGGAACGTCTGGGATGTATGGTTGGACTGTGATGGTTTGACCGAGGATGGTCGCCGCGCCAACCTGCAGAGTAACCCGCGCCGTTAAATATATTTGCAAACTTTCAAGATGAGAGCGTGCGTTTTTACTGTTGTAAATCGCATCAAAAATATTTTGGATTTCAGTGGACGTTAGCCCGCGTGTTGTGAGTTCTACTTCGGCGGTGAATGTATAAGGATCACCTCCGTGCTCAAACCATTCAGAGATAGTGACGCCAAGTTCGAGAGCGGTAAGGGCGGCTTTGATTGCACCGACTGTGCCTTTAAAACGGTGGACATAAACGGCGTTGGCCACCACACCGCGCTGGGTAGTCTCTGGCCAATCTGCATCCCAAACATCAACGCTAAGTGCCCACGCAAGATAGGGCAGTAACGCAAGCGGGCATTCTTCTGGTCGCCATAGCGTGTCTATAGCCACCTCTGTTGCCAGTGTGGTACGGGCTTCGGCCTCAAATGCGCGCTCGAGCACGGTGGCATTATGGGGGAGTAAACTACCCATTAAGCTGCCTCCTCGCTGATATTGATAGCCGTATTAACAGGTACGGTAATCGGTGTCGGAGCCAAATCATTGGCAGGTGACACAAGATTGACATTAACTACACCCGCCACATGTACGGCTGCAATTATCCCGGAACGGGTGATGGTGCCACCAAACACAAATAGTGATGAGACATATGCTTGAACGGCTGTCTGGGCGGCGGCAATCACAGTGGCTGCAGACGGCCCGGAGGAAATACTAAGCTCTGCCGTGATATCATAATTTTCGGTTAGCGGAGCTTTGATACTGACCTGATCAGTTAGTGGCCGCACGTCCCCGTCGTTTAAGACGGCTTCAACATTGGCTTGTACCTCTGCAGGCAATGTACCATCTGCAGCCGCTAAAACATAAACATGGACTTCGCCTAGTGTTGGCGCTCCGGGCGCAACATTGGCCTCGTCGTAAGTATCTATGGCAACATCAAGCACAGCTGGATCGGCAGAGCGGGCATGAAATTCATAAGCGCCGCGCGGCCCGGCAACAGAAAAACCTTCTGGGGCTAATTGAACTCGCACCCTGAAATCTGTATCGCTTTCGCCTTCATTGCGGAGAAGTGGTATAAGTGCAGCCAGATTGTCCAAATCAGCGGCGACAGCGTAAGCAACCATATTGGCTTTTGTAGCTTGATTGATGACATTGAAAAACAGTGTTTTTTCATAGGCAACAATTTCCAAAAGCTTGCGAACCGGGTCACTTTCAAGATTAATGTTCTCTGCAAGCTCCGGCACAGCCAAAGCATAACGGCTAACCATATCCGCAAGTACCGCCTCATAATCAAGCGGGATTATGCTCTGCGGTGCGGGTAGAGCCGCCAAATCTATGGATGTGAATGCACTCACAGAGAAATCCCCCGCAAGTCGATTGTTTGCCCTGTGCTGTCGATTCCGATTATGCCTAAAACAAATGTCCCGGCACTTGCGGTGAGTACAAATACGCGTTGGATTTCAAGACGTGGCTCCCACTTAGTCAAAGCTTTTACAGTCGCTGTGAAAATATCCAACTTCAAAGCAGGCGTCATGGGCTTGTCAATGAGATCCGGCAAGTCAGAACCATAGTCACGACGCATCACTCGCGAGCCAATCGGTGTGGTCAAAATATCCACAATCGATTGACGCAAATGGTCTGCCTCATTCACTGGCTGTCCCGTATGTCGGCTCATTCCGCTCATGCCTTATTTTTATCCTGGTCTTTTGGCCCGCGCTTAACTTTGGGGGTCTTTATATGAGCTGCATAAGAGTGCGCTTCGACGGCGTTCAGAAACACGGTGTCATCTTTCCAACGTAAAACACCGGAAATATTAATCGGGCCAACGGTTGTGACTATGTACTTTTTCTTAGATTGATTTTGTGACATCACTGCCCTCCATGATTTTACCAGTTTGAAGATTTACAGCATCGCCAACGCGTGCCACTTTTTCCCCGCCCGTTCCGCCGAGATTGACGGCGTCTGCTGTTAAGGTAACGGCTGGGGCCGAAACCGACACATCCCCTGCGGCGATGATATCGATATCAGTATCGTCAATAGTGATTTGGTTGGTTCCAACAATCAGCCTAATCATGCCAGCGGTTGGCGGCTGGATTGTGTAGGTGCCATTACTGCGGTCATAAGTGATATGACCGCCGTCGCTATGTGACACTGTACTCACATTTGGATTTATTGAAGGCGGCGGACTGGTGTCGGTATAAAGTGCAGGCAAGACATAGCTTGTGGCTGGCTCTCCAGAAACGGACAATAGCAAAACTCGTTCATTAATTTCTGGAGCATTCCAGCTAACCTCTGTGCCGTTGGCTCGGGTTGTTAGCCACGGCACCCAACCGGACAGAAAATCACCAGCGCGAACACGAACGCGCGCAGCTTCGTAGTCAACTTCCTCAACCGTGCATACCCGAAGCAAGTTATCCATGCGACGTTTTAGCTCTTGGATTTCATATTCTGAATTCATCAGCCGGCTCCTGTCACAAGTTCGTAATCGTCAATGTGATCGGCTCCGATATCCGGCGCGAATGAGAAGTATAATGCAGCCAGCTCAACACCGTCTTCAGCGGTGTCCTCGATAGTGATGGTATTGTTCCAATGGAGCGCCCACATGGCGACGCCTTTTCCCATAGTCTCACCAGAAAACAAGTTGTCAGCAGCCAGCATTTCTGCAGGCTCGACACCAAGGCCAAATGCGGCGCACGGCAGCATAATCAATAAGCTCTGAACCATTGCCAAAGCAGCTTGGTCTTTCAGGAGTTTTTTGCCGTCCGTGAGGCCGTCTTTTGCAATGATAGCAATAAGGGTTTTAACAGAAACTTTAACCTTGCCCTCGCCAGCCGTTTCAACTTCGCGGATAGTCGGCAAGGCCACATGCACAGCGGGAGCGCTCGTGCGAAATTCTTTAAGTTGATCAACCGTAAACGCACCGGGATGCGGCTTGCACATTTTGAGCTTAGGCAGGCGGGCATAGATAAGCGCCACAGTTGTTTGCTGCAAATCATAGAGGGCACTCATTGGTAAACCCTCTCGAGATAATCAAACAAAATTTCGTCGAGTTCCTGTTCATTGTCTGCCGACAATCCAATGAAGCGGCGGGCCGGAATATTGGAACGACCCGCCGTCTCACCTCCGCCTTCGTTGTGGATCGCGGCGTAAATCAATGATGAACCGACAACCCAGTTGCCGCGCTGTTTGTCGTGAAAAATATCGTCAAGCAAAGCGCCAGTGCTTTGCAATAAGCTATGGCCACCGTGTCTGGTTTTGGCATAGGCAGGCGACCAGTCATCCCAAGCCGTGCCTTCCGGGTCAGTTTTCTCGCTAGAAATACGGCGGCGTGTTTGGCTCTCGATAACGGCAGCCGCTTTACCTTCCAGCTTGTCGATATCAATCATGCCTGCCATGGCGTTCAGGTAGTTTGTGGTCTGCGTCAAGCCGTCCAGTGTAACAGTTTTAGTAATTCCAGCCATCATAACCCCCGCAATTTTTCACGAGTGAACAACTTTTCGGAACCAGTAATAACGACTGCCTTTGCCGATTTATGTCCGGCAGCTTTTGGTAGGCCGAGAGAGATTTTCCCGGTATTGACTTTATCCAACCACTTTATGGCGTCTTTATACCGCTCGCGGATTTCGTCGGTAAGAGCATCAGCGGTTTGGGATAATTTATAGGTAGCAATATCAACACACATATTTCTCAAAACATCCGGCGTGGTTGATAACGGCAGAGGATAACGGTCGGCAATATAACTATCGATTTCAGCTGTTGCCGCCTCGAGACCGCGTGTGACTTTGGCATCATCAACAACGCCGTCATCATCCATAGCCATAAGCAAAGCGTCAGTACCGTAAATGGTTTCTATATCTAGCCGCGCCGCATACAT